ATGATTACGAAGCCAGTATTTGAAGTGGATCCGTCTTTTTTGTCGCCCGCTTTGATTGGGCCTGAAAATGTTGTTGTTGCCATTTGTTTCTCCGTGTATTAGCACATCGTCACACATTCTCTAATACGTCTGCTAGGTCAGTATGTATGACTATTAACCCTAGTTATTTTTTGATTGTTTCTTTAACCCAAGTATAAGGTTTTTCAGAATAATCTACCATTCTTTTTGCTAGTGAAGAATTAGCATCAATTATATCTTTAGAAAATTTTGTTACTTGCTCTCTCCAAGCATCTGCAAATTTAAAAAATAAATCCATTATTATCTCCAAAAATGAGAAGGGGGCACATGGCCCCCACTCGATTAAGACGAACCGGGCGATCCAAACATTCCTAATGGATCAGAAAATCCGAAGGAATATCTTTCACGAGCCTTATATCGTACATTACCTGTGTCAAAATCTCCATCCATAGATGTAGCCATAGGTGCACGAACAAAATGCTTAAGACCGTTTGGTATGTCTGTTGTTAAGAACCAAGCATTAGTATCAGTTAAATAATGATTAACTGAATATCCCTCTGGAATAGAACCATTAGTAACTAATGCGTTGACATCATTATCAGCAGTGCCGACTCTTTGTTGAGTCTCTAATAAACGTGTTGCCACGAATTGCAATGCTGGAGGAATGATAAGCTTTCTTGGTTGTGATGCAATCAATAAACCACGCTCATCTGTCCAAGCAGCAATCTGAATTATTGCATCTTCTAAAGATGTTTCATTCAAATCTGATCCTGTAGATGGACGGTTACTGTTTGTACCACCACTTACTAGTGGGTGTGCTGTGGAAAATAAAGGTTGTCCATCACCACCCGTAAATGCAGTATTAAAACCATTGTTTAAAGTAGCTGCAGCTTTTACTTGTTTTGTATAAGCCATCGCTCTTGCTAAAGCTTTTGTGTAACGAGAAGAAAGACTGTCATAAAGATTATCTTCCATAGCTTCTTCAGTTACTGCAAAACCCATAGCAATGGTTTCGTGTGTATATCTAGCAGTGAACGCCTCTTGTGCATTATCAAATTCTACAGCCGCACCTTCAGACTTAACTGGGGCTGCACCAAAGCCAGAAAGCTTTGTCTCTTCTTCAAATGAACGATCAGAGTTCTCTTGCTCGTAAATCTCCTTGTGTTCTTCACCATACTTGGCATACTCTAAACCAAATAAGGCATTTAGACCGGGAAGGAGTTCTTTTAGTAGTTGTGCTCTTGAAATAGCCATTTAAAAATCTCCTTAGATACCAAGTGAGTTAGTGTACGAATGTACGCCAACATTGAATTTAACAAGAAACTCAGGATACGCATCGCTTTCAGTGCCTCTTACTACATCAACGATTCGCATCGCTAAAGTAGAAGTAACAGCTAAAGAGCCACCGTTAGAACCTACAACGAGGTTTACGCCTGAATTACCGGTAGTTGTACTACCTGCACTAAAGTTACCTAATGCAGCATTTTTACCGATAGCTCCGGGAAATCCTGAACCGTCTGTACCACTGTTAAATGTACCTAAAGCAGCACTTCCAACAATCCTATAGATTGTATCTGGCTCATCATTTACAAAAACGTGAACGTCAGTAAATCCACCTGTAATAGAATTAACAGGTAAATACTGTGCAAACTGTTGAACGCCATTTGCATCTACATATCTACATCCTGTCATAACACCCATAATTCCAGCCGTTGCATCAGCAGCAGTAGAAGGGATTTTGATAGCTGTAGGAGTAGCAGTTCTAGCTACAGGTTGCCCTGCAGTAGTTAATGCAATGACATCTCCAGCAAACATAGCGGCAGAGTTATTGGAAGCAACTTTGTACTCCCTCATAGCCCCACCATTATTAGGTCTGCCACCAATCAAATTGACTGGGACTAAACCTTTATAAGAGGCGGTTGTTGCCATTATTTATCTCCCAAAATAGAAATTAATTACCTTTACCGAATGTCGTGGTTGACTTTTTATCTGAATATAAAGGCATCCTCGGATCATTCTCTCGCATAAAATTGTTTTCAACAGCAGTAAGCTGTTGACTGGCTTTATCCTCGTAATACTTTTGACGACTATCTGTCATCTCAACAGGTGCTTTACATAACATCAAACCACCTATCTCTACGTTACCGGACTGCTTAGATGAATCATCTAAAGACAGAGCCAACTCCGGATGATCCTCCGCTCTACAAGGTTCCCAACCTTCCCTACGGCGAACCGATACGTTACGGACATCTGAAGTTCCGTTAATAGCAGTTCTAACCCAACGGAATTTATATCCCGCAATAGGATTCGGGTCAGGTAGTTGTTGTGGAGGTGTATAACTCATAGCACGAGACTCTTTCTCTCTCGTTTGAAGTTCTCGATCAACACGATTACCCATTTTATCTTTTCTCCTGTAGTGCAACTTGTTTAGCGTAAACTTCTAAGGGAACGCCTAATTTCCTAGCAATAGCTACTTGACTTTTCGTCAACGTAATCTTTTTACTTGGAGTCGTTCTTGTCGCCGGGGCTACCACCGTTTTCTGTTGTTGGCTAGTAGTTTCCTTTTGAGGTTCTTGAGGTTCCTCATCGAACTTCTCTGGAAATACTTGTCTCAGCCGAGAATCTATCTTCTCGTAATATTCATCTGAACGGGGATCAGTCCCGTCCTTTACCAGTTTGGTATGCAGTCCATAAGCAAATGATGTTAGTTCATCATCAACCCCAAACCATTTGTTTTTGTTGTACCAAGCCATAGCTTTTTCATCTGGTGGGGCTGGCTGTTGAACAGGTTGATTTAACGGTATCTCTTTTTCTTCTTTTTGTAAAGTATTTTCTGTAGTTTTTTCAACTGTTTTATCGTATTGAGGTACGTACCGCTTCCAATTTTCCAACTCAATGTTTTGTTGAGTTAGCTCTGCCATCGCTTGAGATATTTGTTCAGCATCTCCTGATTCTTGTGCGGCAACTAAATTTTTCTTAGCCATGGCAATAGAAGCTTCTGCTTTTTGTTTGGATTGCTCCATCAAAGTCTTTTCGCCATCCGATAATTTTTGTTTTAACGCTTCGTTTTCTTTTTTAATTTGTTTTGCGTAATTAATAGCTTCTTGTTGTTCTCTAAATGCTTTTTCTTTTTCTCTACGTTCATCGTGCCAAGCACGTTTCATCTCATCTATTCGTTTTTGTACTTTTGCGTTATATTCTTTGACTTCATCTTCAGTAGGTTCTTTCGGAGGAGTCTTCATGGACTTACGTCCACGATCTTCTTTAGGAGTATCGTCTACAACCTCTATTTCTAACTCTTCCTGTTTAGCTTCTTTTTTTGGTTCAGGTTCTACTACGGGAGTACCTTCCTGTTCTACTGCTTCTACTTCAACTTTTTCTTCTTGGTTTTCCATTTCATTCTCCTTACGCACGGGTATATCCACGAGGGTCATCGACAACCGCTTCTATTTGGTCATCATTAATTAATCTAAATTCTTCATTGCGGATATTGAATCTAGTGCCAGAGTAATTTCTCATAATTACAAAATCGCCTTCTTTACACCAAGGCCCATCAGGAAACTTCGACTCATCTTTATAAGCAAGAGGCCCAAGCTTTACTACAAAACCTAAACATGAAGCGATCTCTTCAGCTCTTTTTGTAGAATCTGCTAAAACAATTCCAGCATCTCCCACAGTATCTTCAATCTTTGGTAAAGTAATTAGGATCTTATATCCTGACGGTTGTGGGAGTTTTAACTCTCCAATATCTTCAGCTAGTTTTTGCGTTTTTTCTTTATCTATCGCACCTATTCTAGTGTTCATGTACTATCCTCTGTTTGTTTCGCAGTTTCAATTACATCAAGGATGTCTCTTTCAGCAAGAGACAGTCCATGAATTACCCCAACCTGAAACCGATAGTCAGGGAAATTTTGTGCACCTCCGGAAGCTAATCCATCAGCGTAACTATTCATATGTTCTCTAAGTTTTTCTACAATTACTTCTTCAAACGATTTAGCCATCTGGCGTTCCTTCCGGTGGGGTTGGTTTTGTATCGTCTACAGACTCTTGTTCTTGCCGTTGTGCCGCTTCTCTGGCTATGTCCATACCTATTTTCAATCCTTCAATTTGTTGGTCAGCCGCCATTTTATCTTTCGCTTTTGCAGCATCTACACCAATACGTGCCCCATCAATCTGGGCTTGAGTAGCAATTCTTTGTTTTTCAACTTCAATCTGGTCAGCTTTAGCTGCTGAGTCCATAACGTCTTTAGTTTGCTTACGTTTAAGTTCTTCTTGCTTGAGTTGAATATCTGCCTGTTTAAGTTTAAGTTCAGCTTGCTGCATTTGTACAAGTGGGTCTTGTTTAGCTTGTTGAGCTTGTTGTGCCGCAACTTGTTGTTTACTCATACCCAATACAATGTCTGAAGCCTTTGCTGCAACTCGAGATAGTTGAAGTTCTACCTCTTCTGATAACTGTTGTTCAGGAGCTGGCATAGGTGAACCAACTGCTTCTTCCATCTTCTGTCTATATGCAAATGCTAAATGTTCTGCAATATGTGCCTGTAAAGAAGAAGCTATTGCTTTTGCGTTTGGATTTTGCCCTATCATTTGTTGAATCAAAGGATCTTGCATAGCGTTCATGTGAACTTTTATATGTGCTTCGTGATCTTGATATATAAACGCTTTTAAAGGTCGTAACTGTATAGCGTTCATGTTTTCACTTATTGGATTCAACGGTTTTTGGTCATCATCCAACGGAAGTATCTTCTCAACTGCTCTTACACCTAAAGTTTCTAGCATCTGTCTGTGTAATTGAGCCATATCATACATCTGAGGAGCAGATGAAGCTAACTGTAAAACTGCCTGATATTGCACGACTCTCTGCGACATTGTTGACGCATTTGGGTCAGAAACAGGAATAACCTCGACTATATCGTAGTCTTCTCTAGTAGTTACACCATCAGAATCGTTATATTTCGGGGTATATTCGTAGTTTTTGGGTGCCGATTCACTAATTATTGTAGCTAAAAGCTGAAATTCTGTCTTCATAGCCGCATGAATACGGGCTTGTACTGCTGACATGACCTTTAAACTACGTTCTAACAACGCTAAAGTCGTTCCAACAGGAGTTTCTTTATTAACATCGGATATTTTTAGCTCTGCAACTGCTGCAAGTGATCTTCCTTGCTCTACAATCATATTCATAAGGGCTAAAAGCGTTTGAGAAGGCTCTTTATACGGTAAAAATGTAATATTTTCGCTAATTTTACCCCCCGGAACGTCCACATCTCTAAATTCTCCCGGAGAAATAGGCGTATCATCGCCTTTTATACGTAATCCTCGTGTTTTTAGACCCCCCGGAAGGTTACTTAACGTACCAGAATCCACTAATTGACGTAAAAGTGAGGTTGCTGACTTAGCATGACCACCAATTAAGTGAATTAAACCATATCCGTAGAATCCAAAGCCGGGAATATAGATGTAGTGGACAAAATGCATACGCTTTTTATATGCTTTATCCTCTGAATCCCAGTTTCTTCTAATAGATAGAATCTCTCCAGAAGATTTTTCAATAGTTATTACATATGGAACAGCTATATCATCTTCACTTTTTAGTGGATCGCCTTCAATAATTAAGTCTGCGTGCACTTCAAGAATCACATAACGATCATCTGTAACAACACTAGCCTCATCACTGTCTGGACGTATCTCAGAATAATCTGGACTTACTTCTTCTGGCTCTGGTAAATCTATATCTCTATAAAAACCAGCTACTTGTAATTTTTTTACATCATTTGCATTTTTACGCATGATGTGTGTATAGCGTTCGGAGGTTTTTAAATCTGATGCACCATATGAAATAACAAAATCTTCTGCTGGTACAAATATAGAGACTTGCCTTTCTAACGCAGGATCATAATACACTTTCTTAAATGCACTTCCTGCTAAAGCCAAAGACCATAACATCTTTTCATGCTCAGGTCTGTACTCTGCCATTTTTACAGTAAGTTGATAATTCATGTCATCTTTGACACGTCTGGCAGCTTCTTCTTTCTCCTTAGTAAGTTTACCTATGATTTGTGTTTTTACTGGCCCCTGTGCAGGAAAAGTTTCCATAACCGCATCAGCTTGAAACCTGACAACAGCTTCTGATAAGATGGGGTTAAAGACACCACATGCTCCCGTCCAAGGTTCACTCCTGTCTTCAATTTTTAGTCCAAGTAATTTAAGACCATCTCTGTACGTTTTTTCCCAGTCTTTTCTTGAAGCTTTATCACTTTCAAAACTCGATACTAAATCTTCAGATATTTGAATCAATTCTTCTTCATCCAGATATTCAGCTAAGTTTGCTGAAAACTCTTTTATGCCTGTACCCACATCAGCATCAGGATCAATTATGATCTGCATATTGTCTGTGGTTATAGTTACCTGCTCTGGGTCTTCTACTTGTATTTGCACATCTGGCTCCATGGCATCTTCCATAGATATGCCTTCTGGTGCGGAATACAAACTTTTTTCTATACTATTTTTAGCCATGATTTATCCTAATAATATCCAGCCCGTCTTGGACTTTTAAAATATGTAACTTCATCGGGTTCGTCAGACGCTAAACGTACAAGTCCACCTTGTCTAAAACGCAACAAAGCTTGTGTTGTAGCATCAACTAAGTCGTCATGTTCACCCGCAGGAAAAGAAGCAAACTCTTCTACCACTTCTTCTGCCCATCTAGTTTGTGGGTACCATACCACTCCAGAAGCAAAAAAATCTGCAATCGCATTGACTCTGGTAATCTTGTCATTTCCTCTGGTTGGTGTATAATCTTGTATAGGAATACCCATACTCCTCAATTCATGAATTAGAGGCGAACCTGCCGCTTTAGCCTCTATAATACAACAATCCGGTTCATAGTCCCTATAAAGTTCTAATGCTTTCTGCTTTAACTCGGGAAACTCTAGTCTATCCTTAAACGCATCTAATACAATAATCTGGTTTTCATGTGAGTTATCTTCTTCATCGTCCCGGCGAAAGATACCTAACGTAACACATGCTGAGTAGTCAGCACGTGTGCTTCTTGAATAAGCCGTATCCCAAGACTGAATAATATAATCACATGCTGGAGGTCTATCTCCTTCCCAAACTTTCCACCACTCTTTTTTAATTAAAGCTCCTTCAGCACCTGTTGGCTCTTGCATATATTGAGCCGCCCATTTATGAGCAGGTAGTTCATCTTTCAGAGCAGTTAATTCTTTTAAGTCCCAGAACTCAGGCCAAAGTGGTTGACCACTTGGCATAATCGCAGGAAACTCAA